AGCCGTGGAGCTACCGTGGGTAAGCGTGGAAAAAAGGGCACTCGACCAATCTCGATAAACGAAGTTTATGCGACGATTGCAAAGAACCGTCGAAATAGAGGCGTGTAATGGCTGGCGCCACTAACAATATGTCGCCATCCCAGAACTGGCAGTCACTGGGTGGCAACGGGTTCTATGGATACAATAACCAAGGTGGTGCAGGAACTCCTGTAGCACGTGACGAGATGGACGCATCTCGCATTGGTGTTGGACGTGTTCCCTCTGCAGAATACCCCGACGGTTACCTTGGCACAATCCGTTCACGTCGTGATGACCGCCTATTAGATTCCATCAAGTCTCGTGTCAACCAAAAGTCCTACCAACGTGGTGTACATAAAGGTGAGCGCATTGAGCCATCTATGTACTTTTGGCCTGAGAGCATCAACCCTATGATGGGCATTCAACGCCAGATGGCATCCACACTGGATACCTCTAATGGCGTCACCGTTTACCGTTCTGTTCGTAATGCACCACAGGTTCAGTTGACTCCTGCACCTCACCTTGTCAATGACGGTAAGGCAAACACCATGGCAGAAGAGCCAGGTCAGATTAACGAGCGTCGCCAAGCAATGCTCGCATACTTGAGACCAGCGTGGGCATAACATGTTTGGCGCTAACCACGAAGGTCGTTGGGATAAGAATTTAGCTCAAGCACAACTAGGTGAGCACATTAAGAATGTGGTAGCCAAGTACCGTGAGGCATCTCCTGAGATGGTTCGTGCTGGTCATGAGTGGTACGGAAAAGCCCATGAAGAAGCGCTAAAGGTTGGTAAAGGCAATGCAGTAAAGGGCGCTGGAATCATCGCAGCACTATCCCCACAGACGGGATGGGCACGCAACATTGCCATGTCACATGAGCTCATCAGCAAGGGAACCACTGGCGCTACCGAAGATAACGTCCGCAAAGCCTTAAGAATTCACGAAGGCGAACACCCAGATGAAGTATTGGGTGGTCATAAAGTTAAAGCATTCTTTCACAATATCGCTAATCCAGACACTTCACACGAAGTAACTATTGACCGACATGCTCACGATGTTGCAGTGGGTCGCCCATTTGTAGGGGCTGGTGGCAAGTCAGATAACCCTAATGCAAACCTTGGTTTAGGAGCAATGGGTCGCTACAAGCATTTTGTTCACGCATATAAGAACGCTACAGAGCAACTGGGCGTTGACCTTCCCCATAAAGTACAAGCAGCAACATGGGTAACACATAGAGGAGCCGTAGGATGAACGGATTATCTGCACAGCAATTTGGTAGCCAAAACATGGGAACCTCTGATTTTCCTCAAGGATTTGTTGGTGGGCAAGCACAGACAATGTCTGTTCCTATGGGTGGCATGCATGGAAAGATTGACTATAGCGTTGATTTAAGCCAAGCAACAAAAGCAACTCCACTACCCGCATTATTGCCAGGAATGAACCGAGCAAAAACAACAGCGTTCTATGCCAATAGGGGCGGTCATTAATGACTCAAACATTTGATGGCAATTACGATTACACCAAACCATGGCGTGCACCAGTACAGCCTGACCAAGTAGCAAAGCAATACACCTACTCAGGTCCATGGGCTACCAACATGGAGCGCCTTACCCAACAAGCTCTGATGGTCATGACCATTCCAGGAGCAGATTTGCAACAGATGGTTCGCCCTCCACTTCCTCAGATTCGTCTCTTCCCAGACCGTTTTGGATATGGAGACCGTTCACAGCCTGGCATCGAAGATATTGTCACAATTGACCGTAATTACACAGAACCACGGGTATCATGGTATTCAGGTGGCGTTGCTGGATACTCCGCAGCAGCCCGTAACGACCTCGGAGGCATCTAATGGATGACGGTTCTGGTGGATTGATACTGGATTTGCAGGCTCGACAAATTGCCGAGAATGCAATTCGGTATAACGGTTCTGCACCGTGTCCAACCTGTGGGGTCATCATGAACCCTGTAGAATTTATGAACAATCGAGGACATTGCTTGAGTTGTTTAACTCAAAAGAAAATGTCTAGAATGAAAGGAAAGATGGCATAATGGCTGTTAACTCATCACGTTCCATGAACAAGTCACTTGACGAAGGAACAACAGACGGCAAGTACCGCAAGGCTCGCCCAGATACAGAGCTCATTCCTGGTCTTGGTGACGAAGCAACCATCAACAACCGCCAGTCTCTTCATCCTTTCTATGGTTATGGATTTTTAACATCCGAATATCCCAACAAAGTGAATCCAGGTAAGTAATCATGGCTAAAAGCAGAGCACGCATGGTGGACTACAGCGACCCACGTACCCATATTGTGGGTGCCTATGACGCATTCGATAAATACAACGCAGGTCATTTAAAGTCTGAATTTGAAGAAAAGTTAAATAACGTTAGCGGACCTGATGAGGCAATATCGTTGTCAGGCAAGTATCGTCGCATGGCTCGTGCACACTTTGAGGCTGGCCACGAAGGAGCTCGTCAATAATCATGGCTAATACAGTTCCTGACCGTTCTGGCGCTTCACGTACAGGTAAAGCGTTTAAATTAGCAAACCCAAAGACATGTCTTCATGGGTATGCAACAAAAAAAGAACGTGATGCATCAGGCGCTACTGGCTGCCAGCGTTGCGATACCCATGCGTATGACCTTTCTAACGAATTTAGTCAAGCGCTTTTTGGAAACTAACCTATGACAACAACAGCCGTTCCTGACCGTGGTGATGACCCAAAGCGTCGTGTAAATTTTTACGATGCAAAGGGTAACCATACCCACAGTGCTGATGTTCGTTGGTTAAGTCCTAAAGGATACCGTTCTGGTCGCCCACACGGTTCAGAATTAAAAAAGCACATGTCACCTATGGGTGGCTGGGCACTTCCTGAGTACGACAGCAACCCTAAAGCACCAAAGGATTACTGATGGCTGCCCCTAAGAAAGCAACCCGTCGTACTGCTGGCGAATCTATTGCAAAGAAAGAACCATTTAAGGCATCTGCATTATCAGGTGTTGCAGGTATGGGTGGCGTTGGTCGTATGAGCGATGATGAACTCCGTGAGTATCGTCAATCAAATCCTTCATACACCGTCATGTCGTACAACACTCCTATCGCATGGCACGGAGATAAGGGATGGCACGTCTCCACATCTCGTTATTCGCCTACAACTTCCCAACATCAGGGAGTTGTTCGACGTGCGCTCTTTGACCAAGGGCACGATGCAGCTCGCAACCATGTAGATACTGGCGTTCCAACGTCCAATATCAAGCCTACGAATGTCTAGAGGCGCTCGCAACGACGCTCGCAAGTGTGGCAAAGCGTCTAAAAAGAATCCACGCTCCAACGTCAGCAAAGGCAAGTCTTGTTGCGGATATTCACTAAAAAGAACTGACCGTTTAGGTCACGAACAAGGACACGGGAAACTAGTTTTAACCTCCTAGCACTATAAGGAGCACCCATGTCAAACGTCCCAATTCTGGGCGAGAAGAAGATGGACAATGAACCGATGTTTCGGTTGTTGTTCTGTCTTGTCTGCCAAACACTTGAAGAATTACCTCCCTACGATGGCGAGCCAGAGTTAGACCATCTCCTTGCTATTGCGTGTGAGCAGCATGTATTCCCATCAGGTGAACCACATAAGGGCAAGTTGTTCGTTCTTCCCCTGCGAGCATGGGCAAAGCCTGAGTCTAAGAAAGAGATTATCCGCCAGATTAAAGGTGGAGGCTCTGCTGGTTTAGATGAGCTCGATGACAAGTTTTATGAGTCACGCTCTACCTTCATGGAAGACGCCATGACCTGCTATGTGAGCCATAACAAGCCCAAAGATGGTTGCGATGATTGGCAACACAAGAGTAAACTACTTATCCCTAATACTGTCAAAGAACGCAAGGCAGAAGGCATGGCTCGTTATCAAGACGAAGCAGGTCCAAAGACATACTTGTGTAACTTCTGTCCAGTATCTATCGCCGTCAACCAACGTAAACAGAAACTTTTGGGAAATTAATGGAACTATATGATTTTTATGGACCAGTAGATGGAAGTAACCTTATTCCATTAATTCAACTGATGTTTCCAAAAGGTGCTGTTGGTGCTGAAATTGGTGTATTTAAAGCACATACTTTTTGTGCTTTACTACAAAACTGTCCAAATATCACTACTTTGTATGGAGTTGATTCTTACCAGCCTTATACCGATTACTTAAAAGAACCATATGACAGGACTCCTTCTTATTTTATTGACAAAAAGCAAATTGAAGTAATTAAATTTTTGGCTTACCATAATATTGAGTATTCAGGAGTTAAAGACAAAGCAGTAATATATGAAGAAGACACATCAATTGCAAAAACCAGATTTGAAGACGAATCTTTAGACTTTATATTTTTAGATACTTACATGACTCGAGAACAAGCAGACCAAGACTTAATTGATTGGTATCCAAAAGTTAAAAAAGGAGGCATTTTTGCAGGTCATGATTGGACAGTTTCCGCAATTCAAGACGCAGTTTACAATTTTAGAGAAAAAAACAGTATAGTTTCTACAATGAACACCTACAATAACACCTGGATATGGATAAAGGAATAAATATGACTGATGAAACAACTCCCGTAAACGCTCCTGCAACAGATGCACCTGAGACAGACGCACCTGTAGAAACAACAGATGCACCAGCAGTACCTGAAGTACTGACTGTCCACGCTGCCTATGTAGTTATCATCAATCCAGATGGCAGCCTTAGCACCACTGTCGTTACACCAGCAGGACTTAAGCAATTCACTGTTGAGCGTGTAGCAACAACCATGGATATCTTCCAATCAAGCAAGGATATTGTGGAAGATTTGGAAGCTCAGATTCTTGCAGACCGTGTTGCACGCCGAGTAGTTGCAGCTATTACCCCTGCAGATGAAACAGACGAAGCAAAGGCACGCATTGCACAGGCTTTAGCAGACCGCAAGGCTGAATAACCGCATAAACTAGGGGTATGCGCCCCGATGGTTTGGATAAGGTAGTCGGACCCGTCAGTATCGAGGGTTCGGCTACTTCTTATTTCTCCACACCTGAGCCCGAGTTAGACCCTACGCTATTTTCTGGCACAACCCTCAAGGGTTGGGTTCGCAATGGTTTGCTAACTTTATTATTTGATTTTCTTAATGAGACATATCGTCATCCTGATTTGTGGTGCCATGTGTGGCTTGCAGGCTCTGGTGTCTCTTACCAATGGTCAGCTGCCCGTCAGCCTGGAGACCTCGATGTTCTTATTGGTGTTGATTATTTGCAGTTCCGCAGAGCTCATCCCCAGTTCATGGGTCTGGGCGATACTGAAATTAGCAAGATGCTCAATGAAGACTTTAGAGAGTACCTACAACCAGATACAGCCAACTGGAATGGCTATGAGGTTACCTTCTATGTCAATCCAGGCGCTACCGATATACGTAGCATTAACCCCTATGCTGCTTACGACTTGACCCATAACGAGTGGACTGTCTTCCCATCACATGAGGGAGCGACTCAAAATGCTGTATGGGATGAGCACGCCAAGCGTGACAACAAGATGACGCAGGACATCATCAAGCGTTACTCACAAGCCCTCACTGATTTGCACGGAGCTCAAAACGATGCCTCACGTCGTAATGCAGAAGTTCGTTTAGAGTCTGCTCTTATGCAAGGGTCTGCATTGTTTGACGACATCCACCATGCCCGTCGATATGCGTTCAGCACCAGTGGTCAGGGCTATGGAGACTTTTACAATTACCGTTGGCAGGCAGGCAAAAAGCTGGGCACAGTTCCTGCGCTTCGTCAGTTGTCCGATTACTGGACAGCCTACAAGAACCAGCAATCCCAAGAGAATTACGGAATGGAATTACCTACAACCGAGACACTAATCAGGAGAGCAGCGACTTACCGAGCAAAGGGATAACGTGAACATACTTCTATCACTAGACGGCGTACTTAGTTCCGACACAGGCGAACCAATCAGAGCAGGTGTCGCTCTCTACTATGCGCTCAACTCCAGCAATCGAGTTGCCATCGTTACCTCTCGCACCAAAGAGGATGCGGAGCACTGGCTCTTCTCCCATGGCGTCATCAACTACGATGACCTGATTGATTTCTCCTACAACCTAGAAGGCGAAGACCTTCGTAAGAGACAGTTTACAATAGCCCGCTCTCATGCCCCCGTTGAGCTATATGTGGATGCAGACCCCTCGATGTGTGCGTGGGTCTTCGAACATCAAAAAGTTCCCACTCTCCTTGTTTCTCATCCCTCCTATGCAAAGGTAGAGAATCGCCCCGATGCTCCATCAAAGGTTCGCAAATGGTCGGATATAGAAGAGGCTGTTACAAGAGTTAACATTGCCCGTACCTTGGATTACAAGAAGCCAGACCCAGAGTTGGGTGAGTGGGGTGACTAGGATTATCTTCTCAGGCACTGAGGTTGGCAGCAACCGAACCCTGCTAGAAGGTCAAAAAGTTGAGTTGATGGGACTCAACTTTTGGGGACTGAAGAAGCGTGGATTGCCTAAAACAAAACTATGGCTCATCAGCGAGCACTTCGATGAGAATACAAAAGTTATCATTGAGTCTGGGGCATCACAAGCCGATAAAGCGGGCCTTTCCAGACAAGAGCTCCTCGACTTTGCCGCCGAGTATCAAGAGTTTGTCGCCAACAATGCAGACCGAGCCACTGCCTTTTTGGAATTCGATTCTTTAACATTAGGGCAATCATGGGTCGAGGCACAGAGACCTTTTTATGAACATGACCCCAAGCTCTGGGTCGTTTGGCACCAAGAATATGGCTTGCCCAACCTCCAATATCTCTCGGGTATTTATCCTAACGTCGCAATACCCAATGACGAGATAGAGGCTCTTACGAACCTCTCAGCCATTACTAGAGCCTACGAGAGACAGTACGGCACCAAGTACCATGCTCTTGGATGTGCCAAGCCCGACAACCTGCGACAGGTACCATTTACGACTGCCAGCACATTGTCATGGCTATCGCCCATGAGACGAGGCGAGACTATCGTGTGGGATGGACAGCGAATCGTCCGCTATCCCAAGAAGATGAAAGACCAAGCTCGCATTCGCTACAAGGCTGTAGTGGAGAAGGCTGGCTTGGATTTTGATAAGTTCAAGCAGGATGACACGCTGGAAGCGACTAAGGTTGCAGTCTGGTCATACAAGAAACTAGAGGAATCTATGGATAAGAAGAGCCCCAACTTTCACATTATCGATGGTGGTAAGGGTGACAAGGCTGAGAAAGTAACTGACAACAGCGATGACCTGTATACGGGGCTAATGATGGAATTAGGGGGGGTACCTTCTGATAACAGTGAGCTTGAGACACGGAAAGTTTCGCCCACTGAGGTAGTCCAAAGAAACCCTGATGAGATGCAAAACCTCCCAGTTTTCGGCTTCAAGATGAAGACGATTGTCGAAACAGACGATAGTGGAAAAGACGTTCTCAAGGATGTGCCAGTCGTTCAGACTCAGCAGTCATCGCTTCGCCAATGCAACACCTGCTTCGTTGCCAGCAATTGCCCAGCGTTCAAGCCCGACAATATGTGTGCGTTTAACCTGCCAGTCGAGGTCAAAACCAAAGACCAACTCAAGGCTTTGATGACCGCAATGATTGAAATGCAGGGTCAAAGAGTGGCTTTTATGCGATTTGCTGAAGAAATGAACGGTGGCTATGCTGACCCTAATGTTTCTCAGGAAATTGACAGGCTCTTTAAGCTCGTCGCTAATCTCAAAGAATTGGAAGAGAACCGTGAGTTCGTTCGCATTACAGCAGAGCGCCAGTCATCAGGAGGAGTGCTCTCAGCCATCTTCGGAGACAGAGCTCAGGCGCTTCGTGAGCTTCCAGAAGCTCTCAAAGAGGAGAGCGTCACTCGAATCATCAGTCAAAACCTCGAAGACAAGTAATCTGACAACAGTGAGGGCAAGGGCATGAAACCGTATCCCAGCGATTGGGAGCCAATTTACATTGAAACTGAAACCAGTGAGAAGAACGAAAAAGCTGGCTACGCCCAAAAGAAAAACCTTTATGGCTTAACCAAGGAGCAGTTTCTAGAGCTGGCAGAAATGCAAAACTTTGCATGTGCTATCTGCAATGGAGATTCTTCTGACGCCCCGTATCGATTGTGTGTTGACCACAATTACGAGACGAACGAGATTCGAGGCTTGCTCTGTAGCAAGTGCAACGCAGCTTTAGGGTTCTTTGATGACAATCCAATTCGCCTTCGTAAGGCGGTGGATTACATACTTTTAGCAAGTACTGGGGTATTTATTCCAGAAACTGGGAGCAAGGGAATCGTTTAGCAACACTGGTTCTTTTTCTCAGTTTGTTTTATTAGCAAGTGCATTATAGGTTTCGTTAGAGCAAAATAAGGGACTCCCCATGGGGGATATTTACACAATTACAGAAATGGTGGCTATCTATGGCTTTATTCTCTTTCCGCTTGGCAGATGACTTCGTCGCTTCATACAAGGATAAGCAACCACCATTTGGCTACCGAGATGCTGCTGGAAACTCGGTGGGAGAGATTACTTTCCTTCGCACCTATTCTCGCCTCAAGGAGGATGGCACCAAGGAGACGTGGGCTGAGGTATGCGAGCGAGTCATCAACGGCATGTACTCCCTGCAGAAAGACCACGCCAAAATCAACCGACTTCCATGGTCAGACGCCAAAGCAGCTGCTTCGGCTAAAGAGGCTTTCCAACGTCTCTTTGAGTTGAAGTGGACACCGCCTGGTCGAGGTCTATGGGTAATGGGAACACCACTTGTCAACGAACAACGAAATTCAGCCGCATTGCAAAACTGTGCTTTTGTTTCTACTGGTTCTATGACCAGGACTGACCCTGCTAAACCATTCGCTTTCCTTATGGAGGCTTCCATGCTCGGAGTGGGTGTGGGCTTTGACGATAAGGGAGCAGACAAGGACTTTGCTATCTATGACCCACAAGAGACTTACACCTATGAAATCCCTGACACACGAGAAGGCTGGGTGGAATCAACAGCCTCCCTCCTCAATGCCTACCTTAAGCCAGATACGAAGAAGCCTATCTTTGACTACTCAGTCATCCGTCCAGCAGGAGCTCCGATTAAGACCTTTGGAGGAACAGCTGCAGGACATGAGCCATTAGAGAAACTTCACAATCACATTAACGAGATGTTTGCGGGCCGTTCTGGGCAAAAGCTAACCCGAACCGACATTGCAGACATTGGCAATATGATTGGCGTCTGCGTTGTCTCTGGCAATGTGCGCCGCTCCGCCGAACTTCTCATGGGTCGTTTGGACGATGAGAACTTTCTCAATCTGAAGAACTATGATGTCAATCCACAACGTGGTGCTTACGGATGGATGTCCAACAATTCTGTTGAGGTATCTGTAGGACAGGACTTGACTCCTATTCTTGACGGTATTGCTCGCAATGGTGAGCCAGGCGTGATTTGGATGGATGTCTCTCGCCAATACGGTCGTCTTGCTGACCCCATCAACAACAAGGACTGGCGCATCGCTGGTTACAACCCATGTGCTGAGCAATCACTTGAGTCATACGAGTGTTGCACCTTGGTTGAGACCTATCTCAATCGCCATGAATCTATTGAAGACTTTAAGAGAACCTTAAAGTTTGCATATCTCTATGCCAAGACTGTGACGTTGCTTCCTACTCACTGGCAAGAGACCAACGCCATCATGCAACGCAACCGTCGCATTGGTACTTCTATCTCAGGCGTCGCTAACTTTGCAGACAACAACGGCTGGTCTGTCTTGCGTGACTGGATGGATGGAGGCTATGAGGTAGTGAAAACTTATGATAAGTCTTACTCTGAATGGCTTGGTATCCGTGAGTCCATCAAGATGACAACCGTTAAGCCATCGGGAACCGTCTCCATTCTCGCAGGAGAGAGTCCTGGCGTTCACTGGACTGTTGGTGGCAAGTATTTCTTGCGTGCCATTCGCTTTAGTAATGCTGACCCTATGCTTCCGCTCTTTAAGATGGCTAACTATCGTGTAGAGCCAGCTAACGAATCTCCTGATACAACTTCTGTTGTCTTCTTCCCTGTAAAGAGCGACGCTGTTCGTTCGGAGAAGGATGTCTCTATCTACGAGAAAATGGCTTTAGCTGCAACAGCGCAACGCTATTGGTCAGACAACTCTGTCTCTGTCACTATTTCTTTCGACCCTGAGACTGAGTCGAATGCTATTGGTACTGCTTTGCATATGTACGACGGTCAATTGAAGACTGTCTCATTCCTGCCTAGTGGTAACACTGTTTACCCACAGATGCCATACACACAGATTACTGAGGCAGATTACGAGCAGGCTTGTTCGTCTCTCTTCCCCATTGACTTTGCTGGTGTCTATGCTGGTATGGCTTCTGACGCTATTGGTGAGGCTTACTGCACTACTGACGCTTGCGAAGTAAAGCTCATCAAGGACAATCAATGATAACTATCTACAGCAATACCAATTGTGTGCAATGCGAGAATACGAAGCGATTCTTAACTCTTAAAGATATTGCTTTTGTTTCGAAAATGATTCAGGACTCACCCGAGATTTTCTCTTTGATAGAGGAGAAGGGTTATAAGACGGCTCCGATAGTGGTAACTGACGATGATTCTTGGTCGGGATTTCGTCTTGATAAGTTGAACGCTTTACTACCTTAGTTGGTTTAAAGCAGATGTGTGCTTCACGTAATGCTTTGGCTCTGTACCGAAGCGTCGTGAAGTACTCTTCTGCATACAACGAGCTCCAACGGTGAGAGCTAATTTCATTATCACATTTTTCGCAGACTAGAGCTACGCCCTCATCATCCATCTTAAATCCTGCTGTAGCGAGATGCTTCCAATACAGCTCTTCTCGTTGTTCTTTGCTAATCTTTTGAATGTTCTTTGCTAATTCTTTTTTATGGTCATAACGCTCATCAGTAACCCATTGGCGTGCTTTGTGTGGGTCGTATTCCATGTGCCTGCTCCTATTGCTTTAAGTAACCCCTCCCTTTCGAGAGGGGCACTCTGCGTGTTAGTGCTTCTGCTTCTGCTTTGGCTTTGCCTTGGTCTTTGCTACAGCTTTTACTGTTGCTTTGACCTTGTGCGTTGGCTTATGCGCCTGAGTTGTAGTCGCTTTGTAAGGGTACTGCGTTAGCCAGTACTGCACTACCGCCGTATGTGTTCCCTTCCATGCACTCCAATCTTTGCCTGCGTTGCTCATCAAGTAAGCGACGTGGGCATTTGTCACAGGATTCAGCAATTCAGCGTTAGACGCTAAATCGTAGTAACTCCGTCTATCGGCTCCCATGCTTCCCAGCATGTTAATTTGGAAGAGTCCGAAAGAGTTGTCCCCTGTCTTGCGATTACCGTTGTAATCGAGGGGGTTTCCATGTGATTCCTTTTTAGCAACAGCCCACGCATATTTCAACGCCTGTCCCTTGAAGCCCACAGCCACCAATAGTCCGACCAATTGCTTGTCGGATAGAGAGGTTGCGTTCTGATAGGGGGCATAACGTGCCGTTAGTGCGTCAGCTTTGCTGGGTGCTATGGCTGGGGAAGCCAGTCCAATAGCCACCGCTATTATGAGTCCGCTTATTGAGATAGTTCCCAATAGCAATCTCGCTTTGTTTAGTGCTTTCATAGCATCACTCCAAAAAGTCATTAGCAAGCTCACCTGCCTTTGACTGCTGGTGACGGATACGGTGTAAGTACCTTTCCGTCGTTTTAATTGACTGATGACCTAGACGCTCCTTTACTTCATGCACGTCAACACCGTTCTTTAGCAACGCTGTTGCATTTGCATGTCGTAGGTCGTGCGTCCTAGGGCTCCAATCAATTCCTGATTTGGCAATTGCTGTGTTCCATACGTTTCTCCATACATCACGTGGCAAGTGACTCGTATCGGTATGGCTGGTTCTCTGTTGAATGCCTTTGCTTTGCCTGTAACTTCTACGGTACTCACGCACCGCTTGCTTACAGTCATCACACCTGCAACCGCCTGTTGAGTAGGCGTACAGAGTCCCATGCTGGAACGTTTTTCCGTCATTCTCGAATGGTCGAGATGACTTTGTGCCACGTGAAGATTCTAGTTTACCTGCTGGTAACACCAGTGTTCTTGAGAACAGCAAGCTATCTTTTTTTAATTCGTTTACTGAGACATAGTCTTTTATCTCTTGTAGTAGTGCTTTAGATAGCGTAATACTGCGCTTATAGCCTGATTTCGTTGCTTCTACTACAAGAAACCGTTGACCTTTATTGTGCTTTGCACCTAAGTCACTGACACGCCGTTGAATGTAGACTTCTCCACTCTTAAAGTTAAAGTCTTTAACACGCACCTCAGTGGCTTCACCGAATCTGGTGCCAGACATGACAAGAAACTTAGCGAACAGCTGTGCATGTTCTGGTAGCTTCTCCAGAATAAGTTTGAATTCCTCAGGCTCAAGCACATTGCTAAAGTCTGCATTAGTCTTTTTAATGGTAATCCCATGTGTTGGGTTGGCCGTTAGCTCTTCAGTCTCAATCAATGGCCTTAGTGCTGAACCTAATGACGCTTTGACTTGTGCAATCGTTGCACTGCCCACGCCATCATGCTTGAGGTCATCAAGTAGGTCACGCACGACTCGACGTGTTACTTGTGAAACTTTCTTATTGCCTATGCGTGGCAACACGTGAGTGCGTAGAACAGCCTCGTAGCCTTTCTTCGTGATAGGCAGGACGTGTGCTACTGGTAGCCACGACTCGATGTAATCGGCAAGGCTCATAGTGATACGTGAGCGCCCCTCTGAGCCGTTGACTTCTGCTTTGACTGCGTAATACTCGGCTTCTACCTTGGTAGCCCATGTGCCAGCTGATAGGCGTCTATTGCCCTTGCGATAATAGCCAGTGAATCTATCTCCACGCTTTACAACGTATGCCATGGTGTGCCTCCTCTCATGGTGTGAAGTTTACTAGTTGGTAATCAAAATACAAAAAGACCCCAAGCAATACACACTTAGGGTCTTAATGTAAATGTTTGCATTATGGATTAATGGTCGTTGCTTTGTGCTTTCTGCGTGACGCCTCCCAATCTTCTATGACGTCTTTCTTCCACAACGGTGTTCGACCCACGTAGTGGTCGGGGTCGGGAAGGGTGCGACGCTTTCGATACTGATAGAGAGTGTCGTATTTCAGACCCGTCATCTTTACGATATCGGAAGTAGTTAGCCACTCGCTCATACTTTGTCACCTGCTTTATCTTGATTCGCACGATACTTCTCCCTCTCTAATCGGCGTTGGATAGCTTTGCGTTCGAGTTCAGTAAGACCGCCCCATATGCCGTATTGCACGTTATTGCGTAATGCAAAAGATAGACAATCAGTCTTTGTCTGAGTTTCGCATTGAGCGCATAGTGCTTGAGCTTTGCGGGTTGTCTCTAGGTCGGTTGAATCGGGAAAGAATAATTCAGGGTCGACATACTTGCTTTGACATGGAGCTTTGACTATCTGAATGAGTTCGTTTCCCATCAGTAGTCCTTTGGATTCTCTTTAATCCATGCAATGAATGAATCAAGAGCGTCATGTAATGCCTCGGGTGGTATGCCACTAAACTTCACCATCAGCTCAATAACCTGCACCAGCCCCCATACGAGAGCCTCAGGGTCGAGACCATACTGCGCCATAATCTCTTCGAGATAGGCGTTTGCCAGTACGTTGCTGACGTCAGAAGGTAGTGAGTCCTTGCGAGTCTGCTCATTCATGACACCACGTGCTGTCTTCAAGAATTCATTGGCGAATACCAATGACCCGAATTGCTCACGCTGTTGTGCTGACATTCCATCTGTCATTGGTCATTCTCCTATTCGTAATGTGGAGACAGGCTCAGTGACTGCCCCCACCTTATTGACGTGTTTATCTACTTTGTTATGTAGGGAGATAAGGTCGTGAACACCTAGCTCTCCATCAGTCTGAAACTCGACTGTCAATTGGTATTGCGCCATGGCTATTGGGCTCCTTTGATAATCGGATGGTCTGCAATCTTGATAGCCAGTGCAAGGTAGCGACTGCGTGCTGGCTCTGTCGTTTCACAAGACAGAGCCATGCATGCTGTGTACATGTCTCGTAGCTCTTCTAAGCTGAATGGCATTAGTCAACCTCCTTGGTAGTTGGTGTCCCACAGTCACTGCATGACCAGTATCCGTCTTGCTCAGACTCGTAGGTAATCTTTGCTCCGCATGATGTGCAACGCATTAGTACTCCCCACAATCGCAATAACAAGAGCAATGAGAGCAATCGCAATCATCCAATGGCTTCTCACATTCAGCACATTCGTCAACACTGATGGTTATCTGTATCTCCTCTTGTGGATTCCATGGCACTTCTGTAACGAAGTATCCAAGACGATTCACAAAAGAGAAGCCATTGGTAATGACTGTTGTACCGTCAGCGTCGAGGTACGTCCATACGTTGTGGATGTCGTGTTGAGCTACGTACTGTAGTTCATCTCCGAACGTCTCGTACATAATGCCCTGACCATTCTCATCAGAGAATGAGGCGTTAGGGTCAATGTAGTTGACCTTTGGCTTGTACTTCTGCTTCCACTCTTCTGCTGTTAGTTCTGTGAATGTTACAGTGCTCATGCCTTGTCTCCTAACCATAGTGTGTTATCGGAATCAGAACGCAGAACACGACCGCCTTCACCAGCGCCGTATTCTTCTAGTTGTTCAGTGATGTGGTCATTGATGTACTCCTGACTTCCCTCAATGAAGTCACTGATACTTTCGACAATCTCTTTCCATACAATCTCACCAGCTTTCGGGTCTCCGATTAGATGGTGGTCGAGTACGTCACCGACTGAATAGACGGTGTATGCAATCGGTTCTGTTGGTTCGTAGTTCTTCTGCAGATTCTCAATGAGTTCTGCAACGGTTGTGTGGCTCATGGAAGTAACTCCGTTTCATGGCGCTGTGGTTGGGTGGGTAGTTTGTCAATCATCTTGGAGCACGAGCCATAGCCGTTGCCAACCCAGCAGACGTCACGTGTCCAATAGCTAATGAGAAGTGTTGCAATGATGGCTGGGATGATGACGAGCACCACCCAACCTCGAGTTGTTAGCTTCATGCGACCATGTCCTTTGCTTCCAATACCGCTTCGACCAATCGTTGCAAGGTCTTGATGTCAATCTCCATCGTTGCCGTAACGAGCTCTTGGTTATTGACAGTCCTGCTTCGAGTGTAGGTCTCGACGTACTGTGGTTGCTTATTGGTAATCGTTGCAATGGTTTGCGTCAATGTATCTTTGACACGAACCTTGAGTGCGTCAGCTTCGTCATACTTGCGTTGACGCTCGGCACGTGCTTGTGCCTCCTTTGCGTCCTTCGCTTCACGAATGGCGTCCTCTTCTGCCCAGCGCTTTGAGATTAAGTCCCACTCGCCCACAATGTCTTGAGTACGAGATAGCCAGTACAGGTCAGAGCCATCGTTGTTCACTCCATGAGCACGCATGAGGTAACCGATAGAACGGTCGCTCGATTCTGCTGGTATGAAGTTTGAGTCCTGCGGATTCGCTGACTTCCATACGGTGTACTTGTATCGAGCCATGGATACGAGCTCGACCTTGTACACGAATGTGCCACGTTCGACTTTGAATGGGTCTCTTTGGTCTGCGCTTTTACTACGTCCCCATGGTGCAAGAGCGACGTAGTACTTGCCTGCTTGAAGGTTCTGTGCTTTCACTTGCTCTCCTTTGATTACTTTGAAAGTTAGTGAGTGAGACGTAGCCCTAACTACGCCTCACTCGGTGTCACCTAGAGAGTGACTTATGCATTCGTGAGTTGGCGAGCAATCGCTGTCTTCACGAGGTTGCGAGCGAGACCGACAAGGTCAGACGGATTAGTAATGACCTGCCCAATCTCACAGCCGTAGAGCGCCTCCTTACGCAACGTGCCCTGACGTTGCGTGATGTACGCCAGTGATGTGAGAACACCAGCTCGCTTCATGCGAGTAATGGCTTCTCGGTGTGCCCGCTCTTCACCGCTCCATACGCCATCAGTGATAGCAATCAGAAGCTTGGTGGGCTTATCAGACTCTGCGAAGACTCGAGTGGCATAAGCAATTGCGTCAGTTGGTTCGGTGCCTCCACCTGTACCAGCGTCACGAATCAATGTGCCTGCCTTCTCATGCTTTGAGTACAGCGTCTGTGCATAGCTTGAGAATGTCAACACTGTAGTGCTGGCATTGATACGGTCGAGTGCTCGCTTGATGGCATACATGGAGCGATATGCCTGCGTTGCAGGTACACCGCCCATCGAGCCACTGGTGTCAAGCATGATGACGCATTCGATATCGGTTGCGTCAGTGCGTCCCTGATTCCATTGGTCATAAATAGAATCGTGGTCATCACCACGCATTGCACGCTTTGCATTGAGCTTGCCACTGGACAAGTGCCTATCCCAAGCTGGGTCAACACTGGCACGCAATCGCTCGAGCTCACGTCCGAATGAACGAGCAACACCAGCTGACGTGCTGTCTGCTGGTTGCTCTTTGTATCGGGCAATCTCGGGCTCTTGTGCACCGTTGCTTGATAGTGATGGCAAGCCACTGACCTGACGAAGTACATTGTCAATCTCTTTAATGACCTCCTCGTTATTGAGAAGTTCATCAATGATGTTGTTTAGCAATGTCTCGGTCTTGTCAGCTTCTGCATTGCCAGCAGACTGACCATTGGATGATTCGCCATCATCTGATTCCTCTTCATCATCGACGTCATCTGAATCATCAACGTCATCGATATCTGAATCATCATCTGATTCTTCTGATGACTCTTCGTCATCTGAATTATCTGAATCATCTGAATCACTGAAGTCAAGCGTGATATCAATATCAATATCAATGTCATCTTCATCATTGATATCTTCGTCATTACCAGCGTCAGGAGCATTGTCACGTGCTCGCTCCTGTTGCTTCTGATTCAGTGGACGTGATGTGCTTGAGTCAACGCCTTCGTGTGGTCGCTCACCATGACCGAATGGGTCTTTGATAGTAATGCGAACACGCTTGCCCTGACCCTCGCCCTGACCTTGCTCTTGGTCTTGGTCTTGACCTTGTGAATCGTTGCCACCTAACAGCTTGTGGAAGCGAGCAATGAGGTCTTCTGCGACTTCGTAATCACGTGGAAAGACAAGGTCACGATAGGAATCAACGACGTCGCATAGTTCGGCAATGTCATCTTGATTCTTGTATGCCTTGCGAGACTCGGCACGCAATTCAGCTGGCAGATATCTGCGACCACGTAGCAAGAGATACGACGTGTCGAATGACTTTGAGTTCTCAATCAAGTGCAATGAGACTGTTGCTGTTAGCCACTTTGCAATCGATGGATACTTACCAGTGAGCAATCGTTCTAGTCTGCAATCTTCAAGTGCATTGAATGCTGACCAGTATCCGTTGTCCACGACGTAATCAACGAGACGTGAACCATGACGTGGTGTGAAGAGCACGTGCCCAATCTCATGGAAGTCGAGACCGTAGATAGCGAGAAGGTCTCGCTCGGTCTTCAGCTCGCCAATCAATCGAGAGTTGAATACGACTTCATTCGCATTGGAATATGCAGGCGCATTCAACTCTGAGTTCTCAACTCGCACTTTGATAGGACGAAGTGCGAGTACACCGTTGACACGTCCGAAGACCTGACAGAAGCGCTCTAGGCGTTGGCGATGGCGCTCCTGTAGGTCTTGCTGGAAGGTATCGATGAATGAGGTCATACGGTCTCCGTAACGTCGACGTCAATGGATTCGAATTGCAGACCAAGGTCTGACTTCAAGTTGGTCTCGAGTGACTCGAGAAGTATCTTCACTGCACCACGTTCTTCGGGTTCGAAGTTATTGATGAAGTTGTAGACAGCGAAGTCGTAGCTCAATCCCTTTGCAACCTTCTCGAATGTCTTGAGCAATCGAGTTGATATCGGGGTCTCGAATACGATTCCGTTATCGCTTGTAGGCACTGCTGAGTCCATGCCACGAGATGTCTTTCGCATATCACGAGCAAGGTCAATCAGTGTTGACGATGTAAGAATTCGCTTCTCAATTGCACTGTCGTACTCGTATGCAATCTTCAATTCGAATCGGTCTTTGAGTGCCTCGTTGAGCAACGAAGTTCCTCGGTAACTTGGATTCATGTCAGCGACAATCAGCAAGTCAGGATGTGCATGAATGACTTCGTTGCCGTTGTCCATCAATGTGATGGAGCGACGATAGTCGAGCAACGAGAAGAGCACCGTCATGATACGAGCTGGTGCGAATGACAACTCGTTGAGCAACAGCACACCGCCATTGCGTACCACTTCAGTGAGACCACCGTCGACCCACTTGAATGTGCCGTCAGGTTGTGGACGGTCACTGCCGAATATCTGCGATGGCTCGAGTGCGATATTGCCAGCAAGTGAGTAGAACGAGAGACCACGCTCTTTGGCGAAGTTCATGACCGACGATGTCTTACCAGTACCAGCCTCACCGAAGAGAAGCACGTTGAGGTTGTTCTGCAATGCGAAGTCGAACCACTGGTGTTCTTTGACACCAGCAATCGTTCGCTCGATGTAATTGCTGACGTGCTCTGCTGTTGGTACGAATGAGATTCGCTTCTCACCGTTATTGACAGTGACCACTGGCGCAACGTTGCTTGTAACAGGCGCTGGTGGCTGATAAGCGACCTCGATGACCGAGTTCAGTGTTTGTGTTGCCATGGATTTTTTCCCTCTGTTATCGATGTAGTAGGTCTTGAGTGCGGATGGGTCAACTTGTGCAATGTCCTCGATGTATCGAACGAGTGCGTCGATATCTTCGGTGACAACTGTTTGCTCTTGCAATGAATGCTGACGAATCAACTTCTGAAAGAGAACACGTGGCAATGGACTGTTCTCGATTTCGTCGATGTCATTGATGGTCAATGGTGTTGAGATAACTTTGCCAATCAACTGTTCGTTGCTGGCGTTGATATCGAATGCACCAGTGACCCACGCATTCTGTTTGCCTTGTTTGCCATTGGTGAATCGCCACCACTTATGGACAACGCCATTGCAATTCGCAATGACGGTTTGACGTACAACGGTGTCCCCATGAGTTTGCGAGACGATTAATGCTCCGTACATGTGTTTTCCCTCCTAGATTCTTTCAGGCGTATCGTTTGATACAGACTGTGCCAAGACCAGCCATGATGGATATCGGGTCAGTCAGAGTGCGACCGCAATGAACGCACTGACCTGTTTGCACACCGAATTTTTTAGCTTCTGACAATGTCAGGCGCTCCGATGGTTGCAATGAATAGATGGCACCTCGTGCGAAGTTCCAGCTTCTCGTATCAGGGTCGAATTCGTAAGCAATCAACTTGCCACTCTGACCTGACTTGCGGACTGAGTAGTACGTCTCACCATGACGATACGCACCGACCTCAGTGACCGATACAGCAACGCCAACGAATGGAAGTATCTTGAGTGTTGTAATCAATGAACGTGCATTGTCACGTGACAACTGTGCAATGTCAGTAACACCATGACGTTTCAATGATGACTCGACGTACAGCTGAGCCGTTTGTCGAGTCGTGATAAGAGCGTTGATGTACTCAACCTGCTTTGATGTCGCAAGGTCGGGCACGAGCTTTGGACACTTGAGCAATTCGTCAATGATTCTCGACGCATGCTTTTTATTTACTGTCGTTGCGTCAGTGATAGGCAATGAGTGCTTGCGAGTGTTGAGCAATGACTGAATGAATGACGCCTGCTTTGGCGAGCACACTTGTACGGTGTACTCGCCATATTGATTCGACGCTGGTGAGCCAGCGACCTTGCCAGTGAGAGCTGTTGACATGTTATGCCTCCTTGTTACTGTCAGCGATTAATTTATTGATGGTCACTGCAAGTTCACGTGCAGTCACTTGCGCTTCATCAATGAGTTCGACACGTTGACCGTAATCAACGGTGTGGGGGATTCTGCCGTTACCAGCGCAGAGCAATGAGAGCCACACAATTTCAAGCTCCCTGTTCGTGAGTGTTATGCCATTGAGTTGTGTCATGACTGCACCGCCTTATTGATATTGAGTGACTGTAAGAATTCGAGTGCATAGCCATCGCTACGAGTTGAGTAGAAGCGAGTGCCATCAGCAAGATGTAGGTCAATGAAGTTGGGTTTGATAACGCCACGTGCTACGACGTTGTTATCAGTATCGACGAAGGTTGATAGTCGCATTGAATTATTTTCCATTCTCTAGGTGTTTGTCATGTTTGGTATTACAGAATACGTAGTTAGGGATTACGTATTCATGACCGTTGCCAATCAATGACAGTTCGCAGACTGTTTGTCGATTAGCAACGACCAAAAACACATAATGCATAAACACCACTCATTCATCGTCACTGTTCTATCGAGCGGAATGGTTACCGTCTGCACTGAGTGCACCAGCAGTCCGTTGATTCGTGTCCATGATGTTTGTTAGTACGCACCGTCTCACTCGCAAGGTCAGTAACGAGTCCACAATGAATTTCGTCATCGTTAGAATTTAATCAACGTGAATGTCATGTCATCACTGACACTGCAATTGCAGAACGTTCGCTATCAACCTTTGGTGATAAACAGTCGTTCACGTTTTACGGATTAGTAATTCAATATGTAATTTCGTATCCGAAAGTTTTCTGTCAGTCGATTCATAATGATTCGAATCGATTCACCAGTGGTACTAGCGATACGTTGTACTGGGTCACTTCTACTACTGAGTTTGGAATCGGTGCCCCTTGGGGATTCTGACCGAGACCGAACGGTTGGTGCGTGCGTACGAGCCAATAGTAACACTGAGGCTGACAATTGCAAAACTACGCAATGGACGTGTCGGGGGGCTGAAATTGAGCGTGGGATAGCCCCCGATAGGGCGCCAGCTGGGGGTCAGATAGTTGAAAGTTCAACTAAATCCTAGATGGGGGTTCAAGGGGGCAACGCCCCCTCAATGTAAGAGTGTGGAATTAGTCAATGATGTAGAGAGAGAAGAGATAGATAGAGATAACTCTTAGTGCATGACTACTGGTGCATGTCATGCATGTACTGAATGCATGTCATATCACCAATGACAATCACAGCAATGTGACATGCATGCATGTAGTAATGATGTGGTAACAGTGGGGCAGGGTGGCTGTCATGCTGGTGGTGGTCGCACAGTCTCGTGACTCACGAGCACAGTAGCCGAAGCCAGCCACGTGGCTGTGTCACCGATGATGTCACCAAGCTATAAAAATCCACCTGAATCACGCATGAAGTGAACACTTCGCACCTGATTCGTAGTCAGGTAGCAAGCATGAAAGCATTGTAAATCAATGACATTGACAATCCACCCCCTCACCCTTAATCGAAGTTGGCAAGCGGTCGTGCCAGGTTGGAGGCATGGGTACGAGGTTTACGCTTAGGCAGTAGCCAAAAAGTGGCAAAATACGTGTA